TACCCTCTTCTTACCTGATCTAATGCAGCAACAATTAATGCAGCATTGAATAGATTACGAACTGCTCCTAAGAAATTATCAAACTTCTTGAGACCTTCTTCACCATATTTCTTGTCTGCCCATTCTTTAGTGCTATCAATGAAACCATATCCAGCAACAAGAAATGATCCTAAACCATCAAGAGTCGCAATAAGTGTATCAACTATCCCCTCACCAATATTCCCAATTAACGTAACTACGGGATTAATTTTTCCAGTATCATCTACAAGACGAGTAAGAATAAATCCTAATGCAGTATTTACAATAAAGTCTTTAATTCTATCAAAGAAGGAAACTTTAGGTAGAGAAAGTTTAGGTGCTGCTTTCTTTTCTTCCTTTGTTTTTTTCTCTAATTTCTTCTCACGTTTATTTCTTTTATCTGCTCTCTCTTTTGCAACCTTTTCACTCTGTTCTTTTTTCTCAGCAGCAAGAGAACCCTTGAGAATTTTATTGATCTCAATTATTTTTACCTTTGCCTTTAAAACTTTACTACCTCTAGGAGAAATATTAGCAGCACTAATTTTCGTAGTCTTTTCTTTAACTAGTGCTCCACCTGGTGCGGTTCCTGGTAAAAGTTTCATCTTATATACCTATGACCCTTGATTTTCTTTCATCGTGTGCAGCAGAAGCATCAATATCTGGAACTCCAGTACCAGGACTTGGAGTGGATGGTGTTGGTCCATCTACTAGTTCTCTAAGACTTTTAAAGAAATCTGCCCTCTCACCTCTGCTGAGGGGTGTCACTTTAGGTTTTGGTTGGGTAGGACTTATCTCTGGTTCAGCGCCGCCAGTACCGCCGCCACTACCAGAACGACTAGGTAACATGCTGAAGGAACCGCTGGCAAGACCGCCACCCTTAGGTTCTTCTGGACTGGTAGCAGGTAGTTGAGTACCAGTCAAGAAGGACTTAATCTTTGCCCTCATCTGATCGCCACCCTTGGAATATATTTTATTCGTTTTATGGAAACCACCAGGATGATCGTAAGGACCAGGAGTGAGGGAATCTAAGTCCCATCTCTGTACTGGCGGAACAAGTTTGCCTCTCTTTACAGCGTATCTTTCCCACTCACCATGGGTCCATACATTCTTATCTACATCAGCGACACCTTGACCATATGCTTGCAATAAACCTGCTGCTTCCTTTGCCATAGCAGTTGTCTGAGCATTGGTGAGAGGATTCTCTGCCCAACCCTTCTTGTCATCATAATAATTTGGTGTCATGCCCCGGTGACCCATAGCAGCAGCACCCAATGCTACCGAATCATCATTATAACCTGCTGTATGTTTAGACTTATCTGCCCCATAATTTACATTTGTGCTTGCTGGTTTACCAGAACCACTGAATGTCTGATGATAAGGTAAACCATGAATAGAATTATGGAAACCACCACTCCAGTGTAAGAATATTTTTCTGTTCTTTGGATCGCGAGGATTACCTGGTGTACCACCTACAAGACCACCTTCAGCATATCCAAGCAAACCATTTGACATAGAACTTGGAATGCCAGATCCTCCACCAGCAGCGTTCATAGAACTCAATGTATTCATACCAAATTTGCTAACAGCACCTCTACTCATAACAAACTCACCAGGAGTTAACATGGCAGGAACTGTATCTTTGGTTCCAATACCAGGAACTCTACCACCAGCACTGAAGAATGAGAAATTCTGCATTGCAGCGCCAAGGTTTTCTATATTATCATCCAACTGAGTCTTACCTTGTGCTGCTCTCTCTGGATCATTAGATGCTTGCGTGCCAGTATATGCTGCATAACCAAGAGCAGCAGTTCCCGCAAATGCAAGTGCTCCTATCGGGTTCCTTACTGCAGCACCAATAAGTCTGCCTGTTAATCTAAGTATCCTGGGTAGGAACCATCCGACTACACCCAATATACCTGTAAAAAATGACCCAAGTCCTGTTCCAAATAGTAAGAGTCCTGCCAACAAAGCAGGCCAAGTATCATTCAGGAACCTACCAAGTGCATCTATTTTACCTTTATTCTCTGGATCACTAAACCAATCAACAAATTTAGTTAAAAATCTACCAATAAAAGTATTAATAATAAAGTCCATCAAGCTATCAAACACAGACTTGACAGGTTTCAATACTTTTGATACTGCCTTTCCTAAACTAGAGAATGCTTTCTTCTCTAACTTATCCTCAGATGCGGATCTCCTTTCTCTCTCTTGTTTTCTTTTATCTTTTGCTACAACTTGTTTCTTAAATTTCTGCTCTGATCTCAGAGTTTCTAATATGGAATCAATTCCTTTCAGAATATCATCTATATTCTCCTGTCCTTTTTCTGATACTGGTGACGCAGAGAATGGAGTAACGCCAGATGATTTTACAATTGCTCCACCTCTACCGCCACCTGGCAGTGCCTTAGCACCACCACTCATTGAGGGTCCGCTGCCTTTATCTAAAACCTTATTGACAAACTTCTCAAAATTTATCTTATCTCCTCTCTTCTTAAACCCTTCCTTTCTCTGAGCAGGCGTTAGTTTTTTGCCCGCAAGAGTCCCATTAGCAGTGAGCTCATCGACATACTGCGTATATCTGTCCCCGAAGAACTTTGATGCTGATAGGTTAGTTGAACGCATTTTGTTGTTTGTTCTTTAATTCCTCTTCTTCAAGATGCTGCTGTAGAAGGGCAACATAAATGTCTCGTTCCCAAGGCATCATGTTTTCAATCTCAGTCAAACTATATTTATGGTACTGCATTAAGGCAAAATTAAGCTGGAAATAATTCATTAAATCCATATGCACCATACCTAGGCGAAAAAAGACGATAACCCTTCCAGAACGATATCACTTTCGACCTTTGTATTTGGATTTTTTACCTTAACTGTGTGAGATAATTTGGGCATTGTCTCAAAGAACCTTTCAATGTCTTTGAACTGAGAAGAGTTCATCGACTCAAGGAAATCGGTAACCTCTTTCTTGGTGCAATCTGCAACAATCCAAATATCATCCTCTGTATAGATCTTATCAATACAAGAGGAAATAAGATCAAAGGATTGATCCATCGCACTCTTATCAGCAAAATCAAAATTACTTTTAATAAACTGTTCCAGAGATGGATACTTCATCTCCATCATGATTGATTTATCAACTTTAATTTGATTTGTATGTTCTTCATTCTTTTGGACATTAATATCATCCAAGTTAATCATCACAGACACTTGTGTCTCTTCATCATCAGGGCAGATTAGATTGACTTCAATCTCTTCTCCAACTGACTTACCACGAATATTAAGGAACAAATATTCAATGTCAAAAGTAGGAAGATTTTCTACTTTAATTCCTCTAGTTAGAATACAATTTTTAATTACTGACTTAATAGCAGTTGTAATTTGTTTTGTATCCTCACTCTCAAGAGCGATGACAAGAACTTTTTCTTCTTTTACAAGGAATGGTCTGTACTGGATTGTTTGTCCTGTAGATGGCAACTCAAGTTCATATGTAGGAGTCGCAATTTTTGGTAAAGGCATAATGTCTTATAATGATTTCAGTATGATTATTTATTGCTGTCCCGGAGAGATCTGTTCACTAAGAGGTATATTAAGACCAAGATTAAGTCCTGGATTGAATGCTAGATTGGCGTTTGCCTGACCTTGTGGTGTGAAAAAATCAGTGTTAAGATTGCCAGCATATGTTTTAAATGTTTCTGCACCAAGTATATTCCCACGAAGTGAAAAACCTGATGGCAGAATCTCAGGATTTGCAGCACCTCTACGTCTGCCTGATAATGCTGCTGGTTTTTTAGGAGCTTCAATACCATTAACAATATAACGAATGTATGACATAGATACCTGACACTTTAGTAATGAAGATGAATCATATGAGACACTCATTGATGATATTGCTATAGGAAAACTTCTAACGAATTCATATTCTAAAACTGATTCATAATCTCTCTCAAATTTTCTAACAATCAAACCCTGATCAGAGATATAATCATCAGGATATTTTACTCTGTAAGAATAATTTTTTGATTTCTTATCATCACTACCACCCTCATTCGTAATATACTCCATCCATGTTTCAAAAAATCTGATGGGGATGTAATCCTTAGCATCAACATAGAAAGTTAGATCGAGTCTATCATCAAACATTCTCCTATATACGTGCTTCTCCTTAACACCTGTTCTATCATTATCTAATTCAAGAGTTGTTAATTGAGAACCAGGTAGAGATGCTTCTGAACACATCAAGTTAAGTCTATCCTGATTGATCCCCAAAATAGATTGAAGATCTCTAGGGATTCCAATCACCACTTCAAAGTGAGAGGTCAGTGCAGGACTTAATAATAGTGATTTAATTTGTGATACTGACTTTGGGGATGGCATTTATAAATACTATTTGACCTTGTATATTATGTATAAGAGATGGGGAAAAGTATTAAGAGTAAGTATAAACCATCGTATCCTCAAAAGTATCAAGGCAACCCCAACAATATTATATGTCGGAGTAGTTGGGAACGCAAAATGTGTCGGTGGTGTGACTTAAATGAGAATATTATATCGTGGGCATCAGAAGAATTCAGTATCCCTTACGTATCACCAGTAGATAATCGTGTCCATAGGTATTACCCAGACTACTTGATTAAAGTCAAAGAGTCAACAGGTAAGATTAAAACCTATGTGATTGAGGTGAAACCAAAGAAAGAAACTGCACCACCAAAGAGACCAAAGAGACAGACAAAATCATACATCTATGAGTGTCAGATGTATGCAGTCAATCAGGCAAAGTGGAAAGCAGCAACAGAATTTTGTCTAGACAATGGAGTTGAGTTCAAGATCATAACCGAAAATGAACTAGGAATCAAATGAATCGCATCGAACGAGCAAAACAAGACATTCAATCTGAGTCTGATGTTGATGACAGAATGGAGTTAATAATGTATGCATTGAACGATACTGTGTCACCCATACCCGAAGAAGGAAATATCTGCACTTTCAAATATTATGCAAAGACTCCTAACATTACATATGATCAAAACCCATTGGTTGCAGTGACTGAATTATTTCAATGGGGGTTTCGTGGACTTAACTTTCATTGGCAAGATTATAGACAATACACTTGGGAAGAGTTGGGGACTCAGGTTTACATCGTTCAGCGTGAAGAACTTGATGATTTAATCTCATTACAATATGGAAAATTTGTCCTAAATAAATAAAACCATTTGTCTAATGGCATATAGATACATGTATAGCCAAGAGGTAGCAAATAAGTTACCGGGCAGTAATCAAAGATTCCATTTTAGAACAGTTACTCGGTATGAGATAGATTCTAATGGGAAAGCAACTGGTAATTCTACAAGTCAATTGTATTATACCCCCGTTCCTGCAGGAAGAACTATCGGTGGACAAACATGGAGAAGTGGGAATAAAAGGGGAGAAAATTTTCAGCAAGCAGCATATGTTTTAGCTGCGGAATCAACTGATGGTGGGGCAACTTGGACTCCAAAGCAATACACCGCGGAAGATGCAAGGGTTATTTCAGGCATAGGCGAAGATAGGGTAGGAGAGAATGTTTTAGGAGCAACAGCTCTACAATCTCTACAAACACCTGGAGGGAGATTTTATGACACTGCTCAGAATAGTATAATAAACACTGCGGTTCAGACCGAACCAGGACTGGCACCATTAGTAGCGTCGAAACTAAAACACACAGCACCTCCACCACCAGTGGAAGATCCACCGGCACTAAAAGGAAATGGTGAAGGTGATGCCGTAGTGACCGATGACAACAACGAAACCGAACCCCCAAAGGAACCATTCGGCGTAGATCAAATTTCAGAAGCTGTTGGAGGAACATCCCCCAAAAACAGAAATTCGTTCCCACTTAATTTAAAATATCCAAGAGATCTTGCAGACCAGACTCAAGACTATCTAAAAATTGAAGTAGTTAAGCATATACCAACAGGATTTGGGCAACCAGAAGGAGGTGGTCTTGGAATCGAAAGGAGACAACCACCTGGAGAAGCAATTGGAAGGGTTTATCTACCAATTGCATCAGGTATAAAAGATGTTAATGCTGTTGAATTTGGTAGGGAGAATATGAATGTGATTCAGGCAGAAGCAGCATTTGCCTCTTTGAATATCATACAAACCGGTGATGTGGGTGGAACTGCAAGAAATATTGCAGGTAGAATTAGAAGGAATAGTCCAGCTGTTAAGAATGCTCTTGAAGCTTTCTTTGCAGGTGCAGCATCAGGAACAGCACAACAAGTTCTACAGAGAGCAGCAGGTGCAGTCTTTAATCCAAATATGGAGTTACTTTTCAGAGCTCCACAACTGAGACCCTTTAACTTTTCATATAAATTATCTGCAAGGAGTAGAGAAGAGGGTGATGATATCATTAAAATTATTAGAATGTTAAAGCAGGCTTCAGCAGTACAAAGAACAACATCAAATCTTTTCCTTAAGTCTCCACATACTTTTAGACTTGCATACATGTCAGGTGATTCAGAACACAAATACTTAAATAGATTTAAGGAATGTGCATTACAATCACTACAAGTAGAGTATGCACCTGAAGGAACATATGCAACCTTCAGTGATGGGAAAATGGTTTCCTATCAAATATCAATGACATTCCAAGAACTTGAACCAGTCTTCAATGATGATTACCATGAACTTGATCAAAACACAGATACAATGATAGGTTTCTAAAATGGCAAATCCTTACTTCCGCAATCTACCAGACTTTGAATACGTAAACACTACTCCTGAAGGTAGAAGTATATCTGATTATGTTACTGTCAAAAACTTATTCAAGAAAGGAAAGTTAAGAGAGGACATTCTTCAACAGTCAACTTTCTTTGAGAGATATACTATTATAGGTAATGATCGTCCAGATAATGTTGCAAACGAAGTTTATGGTGATCCAACGTTAGATTGGGTTGTATTACTTTCAAATAATATTATTAATGTTTACAATGAATGGCCTCTAGATCAGAGTTCTTTTGATGCATACGTAGCAGAAAAATATCTTGATCTATTTGAAGATGTACCAGCAGAAACTTTATATGCGGGGATTCATCACTATGAATCTAGACAAGTAAAAGATAGTAATGATGCTATTATTTTTCCTGCAGGTTTGGAAATAAGTGAAGATCAGAGTGTAACTTACTTTGATTTTATTACAGAAAAAGAAGTTACTGTCAGCGACATAGCTATTCCAATCACCAACTATCAATATGAGGAAAAATTAAATAATAGAAAGAGAAATATCTATCTTCTGAAACCAAGATATCTCAATGTTATCTTTGATGACCTAGAAGAAATGATGGCATATAAAGAGGGTTCCACCCAGTATGTGAGTGAAACCCTTAAGCGTGGTGATAATATCAGGTTGTATCAATAATATTATTTAAATATTAGAGCGTAATAAGTAGCGATTACAAGGAGCGTAAGACACGCTCTCTCATAAGACCAGTGTCTCATTCATCAGCAAGTTTCTGGAAGTAAGACAGAGCATCGTCTTCGTCTTCATCCCTAGACACAACTGCAGCAGCAGGAGGCTTGCTTGACTCAAAGTTAGGAGTGAATGAACCGCGATCGGTTTCTTCATTCTCAACCTCTTCATCAAGACGAGGACGGGAGGACTTCTGACCCAGAACCATTTGCAGACGATTCTGCAGTTGCTCATAAGTCTTGAACTGATCAGCAGCAGTCAGACCAGCAAGAGAATACTCTTTCTTCCAGAGTGCTTCCAGTGCATCGTCATCCTCAAGCAGAGGTGACACACGATCAAACTCAGACTTGTCATAGTTCCAGTAACCATCCTTACGGACGATCTTCAGTTTGAAGTTAGCACCCTGCCAGAAATCAAAGGGGTTGATAGGAGTCTCATCCTCNAACTCTGGTTGCATTGCTTCCATGATCTTGTCAAAGATCTTCTTACCGAACTTATAAAGGAAGACTTTACCTTCGTTACTGTGGGTTTGCTTTGTCCTGCACAACATAGATGTTGGCATAGTAGGACAACTTACGCTTTTGCTTACGTGCAATCTCCTTGTCAGACTCAACACCGGAGTTCCAGAGTTGGCTGTTATGTTCTGACACAGGATCCTTCTGACCGATAGTGGTCAGGGAGTTTTCGATGTACCAACCACCAGTGCCTTGGAAGGCATGGGTATACATCTTTGCCCAAGGGAGTTCTTCTCCTTCAGGGGCAGGCAGGAAACGGATGACTGCAAAACCATTACCAGTTTTATCTACTTCTGGTTTCCACAGGCGGTCATCACCACCGCCACCAGTATTGTTCATCTTCTCAACTTCCTTCACCAGTTTAGAGGTGAGGGAACCAAGACCAGATTGCTTTTTAAGATTTGCGAAAGACATAGGATTAATCGGATTAGTTTGGATTCGGCTTGTGTGTAC